GACTGTGCTATTTCTACCTTATCTCTTATTCCATATACACAAGTAACAGTCTTAAATCTATTAGATAAAACAGCAAATACATGAACTATTTGTTGTATTGCATTGTCCACTAGTAAGTCTATATTACCAATATCTAGGTTGTGATGATTATTTAAAAATGTGCCAAACCCTTCAGGATATGTAACATAAAAAGTTGCGTCTTCCGGTGGGTTACGTCTTTCAAACCTTTGAAAAAACCTATCAACATTATCTTCTATGCAATGACAGTCTGCATCTGGTTTAGTACAACATTTTTTAGCATGTAACAAAGTACTAAAACTTTCTAACCTATCTATCTGGAACCCTTCTTTTATCTTCATTTTATCATAAAGAAATTGGTTATCGGTTATTTTGCCGGCTTTATGTCTTATTAAATGCTTATCTAATTTTTCAAAAGGTTCTATTGGTATTATTTTGTCTCTGATATGAGGTGGTGCATTATGAAATAGATCGAATAGATATGTGGTACCGGTTCTTGGCGGTCCAAGGCTGATCAATAAATTATACTTTTTTTCTGCCACTTGCCCAATACCCTGCTATTGCACCAATACCTGCTCCAGTTTTACCACCTAATTTATTTTTGGTAAGTTTTGGTATTGCTTTACTGCCAACATAGGCTCCAACTGCTGTTGCCGCCGCTCGTTTTAATGTGTTTGATTTTTGAGGTACTGGTTTTAATTCTCGTCTAAGTTGCATTGAACTAGCATGTCTAAATACTTCACTGCCTGTTCCTTTAACTCTTAATTGCTGAACCATTTTACTAATAACTGCTTGACGTTGAGAAAATTTTAATTGTGGCCATTGACAAATTAAACGTCTCATTTGTTTGTAAATAGGATTACTAATTTTTAATTGTGATTCTAATCTAAATAAAAATGTTGTAGCATCACTAATTGATACATTGTCTTTTGATAGTCTTGTAATAAATTGATAATATTTTCTATTTTGAAAAGATAGTGTTTTTAAAAACTTTCTATCTGCATTTTTAATTTTAATCTGTGGATAATCTGATTGGTTTACAGCAAAAGCCAACATATATAAGTCTGTTGCCGCTGTTCTAAACACTGCAAAAGGTCCGTATTGTATTGTTTTATATGCGTATGCTAACCCATAATCACGTTGCTTACTGTCTTGTGTAAACATAAATGTTGCTAACGTTTGCAAGTAAAATAAGTCTGCAATTTCTCTGCCAGACAATCGTGAAAAACTTCCTGTAAATCTAAACAATTTACTTTCGGCGAGTTCTTGATTTATAAGTTGTAGTTCCATTCTATGAACCTGGTTTGCCTGAACCAAAATTTAGTTTACTGAATTCTAATCTATCTACTAATTTTAATGCGTTGCCTAATCTATCTACAGCAACAAATCCTTCTTCACCAGTTATCTCATAACCTTTTTCTGTTTGTTTAAATGTTGGCATTTGTCTTATCTGCTCTAGTTTTCTAACAATAATAATTTTTGCTTCTATGAGTTTTAAGTACAAATCATATACTGCAATAATACTCTGTAAATTTTCTTTAATAAATTTTACACCTTGTACCATTGTTTGTGTTTTAGCATCAATAGTTTTTTGTTGTTTAACTTTATCTATCTCTTTTGTCCAATAATTTACAAATTTTGTGATAAAATCTTGTGCAAATTTAGTAGGTTCATCAAAGTGTCCTTGACGTACTTGATTATTTGCATGAGCTTTTAACTGTTCTAAAAATGTTTTACCAACTAAGTCAGTTCCTTTTTGCAACCAACTAAAAGTATTTGCATCAATACTTTTTAAATAATTGTCTGCTTCTTGTATAGCACTAAGCATTTTATGACCTTCAGCATCACTTAGGGTTACTGTACCACTTAAATCTTTAATGGTTGCATCTCTTTGCCATACACCAGCATTTGCCCCATTACCTAACACACTAGCATCAAAACCAAATTTTGCTTGAGTATCTGCTAGTGTTGGACCACCTACATATTCTGTGTGCCATACAATACCAAATCCAGCACTTAATATTTCTTTTGCTAGATCACTATCTTTAGGTATAGCATAAACAATAGTATTTGGTTTGAAAACTATATATTGCTCACCGTCAATAACTTCTTCTTTTATATCTTCTGATCCGGCAAAAAGCATATCACCTTGTGCAACTGTGTCCCAATTTAATCTGCTTAAATATTTCAATGCAAGTTTAAGTTTATCTCTCAAACCACTGGCATCTTTTTCGCCTTGATCGGCATGATATTTTTCTATATCCGAATTTGTAAAATTCATTTTAGGCTTTTTAGCAAAAACACCTTTGGTTCCTACAAAGAATTTTCCAGTTTGTGGGTCTTTACCTGCTACAATGGCTGGTGCTCCATCCCATTTAGTTGTCATTGATACTGGAGTTTTTGTATTACCTTCTAGCATTTGATGTAAACTGTATAGATAGTCTACTGCTTCTTTGGCACCTTCATGTCCTTTATTAAAGATATTATCTTCTAAATGTTCTAAGTGAGTATTTTTACCATCTGCTTCAAGTAAAGATTCTGTGAGGATTGTTGTTACTAGAGGTTTAGAAATTTCTAAAAATTTCATACTAAACTCCTGCTAATATTTTTGTTTCAAATAAATCTAAATCTTTTTGAGGAATTAAAACAACATCTGATTGTGATTCTGATAATAAAACTTTATAACCTAATTGTTCCCATGTAATACCAGCATATTCTAATACACGATTTACATGTTCATATGATTCTCTGCTCATATTTCTTGCTACTTTAACAAGTTCTTGGTAAGCAGGACTTGTTTTATCCATTTGTGTTCTCTTTAACATGGCAGGCAATGTTGCGGCATAGTTGCTAATATCAATATTTTGAGATTTCATCCTGGATAATTCATCCACAAATTTTTGTGCGGCTTGTTCATTACCACCTATAACTTGTTTTTGTAAATATCCCAAATCTGTTTTTGCAATATTTGGTACTGCTTTCTTATCAGGTGCTACTGGATCAAGTTTAGGTTTACTTCTAATCAAGTTACCTAAGCCTCTTCCTATTCCTGCACCTGCAACTGCACCCATTCTTTTACCTAAGTTTGCATCAGGATCTGCTAACGTTTTTGTTGCAAGTTGCCCACCCATTGCTTTTGTCAATCTGTCTTTCATTTTAGACATAAAGCCTTGTGGTTGCTTGCCTTTGTTTTGATAGATTTTGTTTAATTCTTTTGCTTGAGCAGATGTCGGGGAGATTGGTTGTGTCCCAGGTACTGGATTACCTTTTTTATCTACTTCTTGCCAACCCTGTGCAGAATTATTGAATTGTCTACCATCTGGCAGTTTAACTGATGCTGATTGATAATCTCTAGTGGCCGCTTTTTGTCTAGCCTGTTGAGAATATTTTCCGTCTGCTGTTGCACCTTGTTGAAAGTTTCTTTTTTGTTTGTTTTTTAAAAACTGTTGTTTAGCCCTACTTTGAGGTGCTTCGAAAATATCACTTAATTTCATCGGTGCTCTCTTTAACTATTTTCTTGATACCTCGTGAAAATTTCTTAAAGTCACCGCTCTTAAGACTGTTGATAAGTCTTCTTTCTAAATCTAATGCTACATCATCTTCATACAATTCATATAATGTTTTTTTAATATTTTCTGCACTAGATACTAAATGCTCAACTCTATTCTCAAGAACATGGTGTTTACTCCTATCAATGCTGATGGAGTTTAATTCTTCTAATATACTTCTTGTTTTTTTCACTTTAGTATTCCCTAATACACATATTTATCATTATATGTCATTTTTCTTAATAAACTCTCTGATGTTTAATGCCTGGTTTACTGTACTTTGTGCTTTTTCCTCGTCTGCCGCCATTGTATTAGTACGTCTTACTGTTTCTAATACAGAAGAAGTAGTGAGTGTCATTGCATCTTCATCATCTTCATCTAAATCACTTACTCTAAGTGTATCTGGACAAAACTTCAAGTCTACTTTACTACCAACACCACTACTAGAACGTGTTTTCATAAACTGTATTTGATATCTACCACGTTCTCTCATAGCATTACTTGTAAAAATACCCACAACATTATCTGCTGTTTGTATTTTACTGATACCACCTGCAATATGATGGTGGTCAAACTCTATTTCTTCTACTGCACCTCTGTTTAACTGAGATGCTGTTACCATTAAGATACCTTTTTCTACTGCTAAGTTACGCAATTCCTCAGATACATACTTGTCTTTAATAAACAAATCACCCGGACTTACTCTAGCACTAATAGGCATCATCAAATCTAAATAGTCAACCAGTAAGCAATCCACTTTTACATCAGTGTTTATTTCATATTCTCTAACAAATGCCCTAATATCGTTTGTTGTAACACCATTACTCATTTGTTTTACTCTAAACTTACCAGCACTCTTAGACTTCATCTTAACTTTTAAGTGTACATCATCCATATTACGCATAATTTCTTTAGTGCCATATTCACTAACCATTGCATCTAGACGCATACTAATAAGTTGTTCACTTAACTCTAAACTAATATAAACAACGTTAAGTCCTGCTAATGCCCAATTGACACCTAAGTTCTGTAAGAACAAACTTTTACCTGCGCCTGAGCCTCCTGCGAATATTGTGATTTCTCCTCTGTTCAGACCACCGTAAAGTTTCTGATCGAACATTTTCCACCCTGTTGGTGTTGCTCCTGCTTGGTCTTTTATCCACTGTAATCTCTCTTTTGGATTGTCAAAGTAATCTAGTCCTAAATCTTTTACAAGCCCTACTTGACTTGCGTCTTTAATTTTAGTTTCTACGGCACCGTAATCACCTTTTTCTAAATCATCTGTGCTATCAAGTATTGCTTTTTCCAATGCTTTGTGTCTACAAAAAGTTTCTAGGCTATCTAAAAACCATTCAATATGATTATCGGTAATGTTTTCTACACGTTCTAAGTCTACATTAGTTGTTGCACTGATTTGATCAATAGTAGGTATACTATTATATTCTGTTGTGTGATCTTTTAAGAACTTCACTGCATCTTGAAACTTCTTATTAAACATGTAAGGTTCAACAATATTGTTTACCCTCACAAAAAGTTCAGGATCGCTTACTAAAAAACGTAAAAATAGTTCTTGTACTTCTTCTGTGTATTCTTGTCTATCCATATATCTTACCTATTTGTTGCCAAAAGGATTGTGCTAATAATTTATGACCTTTTTCATTAGGATGTGTGTCATCTTGGCTAATTATATATTCCAAATCGTTGTTTAACATATTTGCAATTGATAGTTTTGTCCAGTTATTTTTATTTACTGCACTTTCTAAAATATGTATAATTGGTTGTTTTTGCAGACTATACATATGAGTAAACATATTACCTGCTATATGACTATCTGGACCCATACTAGTAAACAAATATTTAATGTTATGTTGTTCAAAGTAGTTTTGTAATATCAGTATGTTCTTTAAAGTACTTAGTCTGTAATCAGTAATAGATTGCAAGTACATCATGTCTTCAGTTGCCGCATTAGAAATATGTACTAAATCTTTGTCACGTGTTGTTGAACCTTTTTCAACAGTAACAGCCATTGATAAGTCTTCTGGAGAATTGTTATTTAAAACTGTAGTACCACCAATCCATTCTTTTAAGTTTGCATTATAATATTCCTTGCGGAACAAACTAGTCCATTGTATTACCGCCATGTAATTGCTCATGTCATTTTTACTGCAAAAATCTAGAGTAGTTCTCACTATCCTGTCATTACTACCTCCGGCCATTGATAAATTATGTACTTCTACAAACATGCCATTTTCTACTAGTTGCTGTGGCCATGTATTATCACCGTCAGTAAAACTACAACCATTTGCTAATAACTTCATATGTAGTTCCTCTTAGACAGTTCACTTACTATTGCTTCACTTATTAGTCTATGACCCTCTTGGTTAGGATGGTGATCATTTTCACTGACGTAATTAGCACCCATATATCCTGTAAAAGGCTGTGCTGTCCAACTAGATTTATCTAAAATATTTTTTAAATCTATTTCTAATTTTGAAGGCGGTGTTTCTATAATGTCAATACTCATGTAATCTTGGGCATTTACAATATGATTGTAAAAAGACATTGATGTAAATAAAAATGGAATATTATTGCTTTTAAAATATTGCTCTAACACATATACATTTTTATAAAATTGTATTTGATAATCATTGAGAGATTTTAAAAACATAAGTTGTTGCTGTGAAGCATTTGATATTTTACTGTATGCTTTATGATTTCTAAATTTTTCTAATGCTAATCCATCGTCCATGTGTATGTTTA